GCCTGAGATCGTGCTTTGATACAACCCGTTAGCAAGCGTGTCTGCAAATCGTTCTGCAATGTCCTCAAACCCTGCAAAAGCGATGCGTTTTAATTGGTTTATAACTACAGCGTCACCCTCAATAAATCCATCTAGGGTATGCCCCATCATTGTCACTACCGATTTAGCCACATTGTCATATTCACTTACTGACTCATGACTCCATTTCAGAAACGTACTGCGGATTGCTGCCTCGATAGCAGGGCGTTGCTTAATGGCTAATGACGCATCGGTTAACTTGCCATCTGCAACAGGCATGGCATTGACTATGCGGACAATCTTTTCCTCTAATTCATCGAGGATTTTCGATAATCTAGACCCATGCGTTTCATCCAACGCATCTACAAGCGCATCGTGTGAACTAGCAAGCCGGGTTATTTCAGCCGCTGTTGCCAATTATTCAACAACCTCTACTTGTGTATTGAATTGACCAAGCACCGTGGGCGTACCCTCAATTTCCTCATACGCTTGAGCCAGATCATCCTCGTCCACGACAAGGGCGGCGATCTGTTTGTCGATTGATTGTTTAAAGGTTACTGACTGAACCCCCGTTGCCCTTGCCATCTGTAGGAATTCAAGGTCAGAGGCATAGTCCTTCAGATCAAACGAATCAGCATAATCAATCACGCCATCCCATTCCCTGCCTTGCCATATTGCCCACAACTTCCATAGTTGTTCTTCAGCCAATTCCAATAGGTCTGCCTTCTCGGACAGTCGGGAATTAAGCATCTGGAATTCAGTCTGTAATGCTATGCCAGATTTCGCCGCCTTTTCGGTGGCACGTACTGCTCCCAAATGGGTCACTCGATCCACTGAGTTAATCTTGTCCTCAATGCTTGCGCGAATTGCGTCAAGGTTCCCGCCTGACGGTTGCAATAAGTAAGGTTTAAGCCCGGGGTCTAGGTCATCTGCCATACGAATAATTGCACCCGCTCCCGCGCTAGCATCCGTGCCTTCCGTCTTTGCTAATGAGGGGTGATTGGATATACGAATCAGTTGTTCTATTTCAGAGAGTTCGTTATAGACAGCCCTTTGTATATCTGCGACGTCAGCAATATCCGATATACCTACACCACGCAACGATGACCGTTGAGAGTAAACCGTTACAGCGGGAATGATGCCGATGGGGTTCTCTGCCTCCTCAATTAAGACAGGTTCTAGATCACCATTAACTTTCCACAGCGATATGAATTCCGGTGTCCAAATTCTAAATGTCCTTTCATCTCCCTTTGTGCTTTCTCGTACCTTCAAATAAATCAGGTGGTGTTTACCAGTAGGTGAGCGTTCGTATTCCCAATCAAAAACATTTTCGGGGGTAATGAGCGTGAGGTAGGGCCTAATATCCGCGGCTAATTCATCGGCGCGTGTTGTTGAGGTGATGCTAGGTTTATCTAGTAATAACCAACAGTGCCCATACACGCTAGACCATACCGTTGCCTCACGCATAACAGCGTTATGACTGCGACCATCATAGTCAGCATCATCAAGATACCCTTCCAATGAGGGGTCGTTATCTAATACGCCAAATTCCCGCGTGGGTTGATTGCGCCAAAGGAATGACGAATAGATATGGATAACATTTTTACACTGATTATCCAGTGGCGTTTGTACTAATCGCTCGTCATAATCTTCCTTCGATTCCAACTTATAGGGAGTTAAATACCTACCAAGTTGGTAGTCCTCCCCGCCCAAGTATGAGCGCAAATAAAATTCCCACCGTTTGGAATATGCGTCATAAGTAACGCCTGTCTTGGGTATCTGTTCGTTTGCCATTTATGACCACCTCTGGGGTTGGCGTTCTTCAAGGATACGACGCAATGGCATTTCCCCCATAACTAGATAGCCCAACGCGTCCGTGATATGGTCGAGTCCACCGGATTTGTCCGGCTGATGCGAACCTTCAACGTAGGTAAGGCCATCAAGTGCCTTTACTAAATGCTTGCATCTTGGGTGAGCATATATACGCCTGTCGCCATCTGCATTCTTCAATGCGGCTTGCACTGTGTTGATTCTATCTACAACAGGAGAAGCGGCGCGAGGTGCGCGTACTTCAAACCCTGCGTTTGACAGTATAGCAAAGTCTGTTCTACCAACAGGGGAGCTTGTCTTGCGCGCCCGGCCTGACGGATCGGGATATACCGTGATCAAACGTTTAGGATACTTCTGCTTTAACTCTTGCGCCATCAACTCGGTATTGCTATCACTCATTACTATTTCATCAATAATGTGCAATTGATTCCCTGCTTTGACTGAACAAACAGCAGACATCGGATCGACGTTGAAGTCCATTCCAACTAATAAGTCGCCTTTGGTATCCTCCACCTCGATCACTGATTCAGAACGATCAAAGTTTGCATAAACCCTGCCTGTCATTGACTCGAAGGTAGCAAGGAACTCTTGTTTGAATTCCCGTTCCCCCATATCCCGCTTTGCAGACGTTATCTCATCAGCAGTAACTCTCCCCCCTTCGGCTGTCGTGAATTGCCATCCGTGCCATCCTTCTGTATCGAATGTGTAGGTGTATAAGTCATGAAAGTGATTGAATCCTCTAGGAGTACCAATCCACAAAGCGTGGCCCATCTTATCCGCTAACATCGGGCGCAACACTTCAAACCAGGCATCCGGGTTCATATCTGCGAACTCATCCATCACGAGGAAGTCCAATCCAACACCACGCAATGAATCGTAGTTATCGGCACCACGCAACGCCGCTGACGATCCATTCTTTAGATCAATCGCCAAATCTGTCTCGTGCGTATTAACGATCTGCGAAGGCGGCACCATCCGTTTCAAATCCTTCCATGCTATCTGTTTGGCTTGCCTATACGTCGGGGCAACATACCAACACATTTGATCCGGCTTACTAATTGCCGCATGGAGTAACTCAGTGAGAGCGAGGAATGTCTTCCCGAATCTCCTCCCCGCTACCAATACCCGAAACCTCGCTTGATTCGTGAATACCGCCGTTTGCGCGCTTGTCAGTTCTATCCGTGACAATGACTAGTTGCTCCACTTGATGTTGTTCGATCTGTTGCTTGTCGGCTTGCCCCAGTCGGTTCTTGCCTAACCATATCTGCATTGCGGCACTGCCTTCTTCTGCTGTTCTCCATTGTAGTCTGCGCAATGATGCCTTGCCGGCCTCGCGCCCCCTAGAGACGATTTCGCCGAGTTCTGGATTGCGCTTCTTGTGTCGTTTCCATGTTGAATAATGCATCCCTAGCACTGCGGCAATCTCAGGTTCAGTGCAATCAATTTGCGCAAGCGTTTCGACCTTCCGTAAATCGATCTCTACTTGTGGTCTGCCTATTTTGTTTTTTGTCTCATTCATGGCGCAAAAGGTATCTCATCAAGGCGACGACCGATGTTCCAAAAGCAAATACGCTTTGTCATATCTAGGTTCCGCCTCATCCAATAATGCGCTTTTGACTCATATATTGGATCCAAAGTTTCCTCGTCGTTTATGTATTCCACTACATAGCGTGAATATGGCATAAATGAGTCTATCAAGTCGTATTCCTGTGGAGATCGAAACAGACCATCTATCTTCTTCCGGCGAGAGGGTCCAACTTGCACCCCTATGATTTTCCCTATCCTTTTGCCGTGTTCGGCTACACCCTTGAGTATCCCCGCTATTTGTAATCCGGACCCTACAGAGATCACCAAGTAGTCTAAGTCATCGGGTATGTTTTCCACTTGCTTAGCAGTCGTGTCGATCAATGCGGCATAAGACGTTTCTACATTCATCCCGAATCCGATATTAAACCAATTCTCTTTCTCGTTGATCTCATTGATCCTTGCATTGATAACAACAGTCATCCCATGCCCTGCAACAATACGAATCTCCGCCCCATAGTGCCGCACCAAGTTCATTTGCGTGTGTTTGTAAAGGGTCTCGGGCTTCGCGCCACCCACACAAACAATACACCTAAGCCCCAACTCCCGCGCTATGTTGGCAACTATTGTACCTTGAGGGCTATCCACCGACGATTGAGTGATCAACGTACCATGATGGTTGTTCTTTATGTCATCGTATCTCTCTGCTATCAGCGCAAGGCACTGGCGCACTTTTCCACCATTGACATTGTGTTCGCCAAAGGGTCGGAATAAGTCATCCCGCTTGTAGT